ACGGATTGCTCATTCTATCTCCTTCTTCTTAGTGACTAACACCTACCCCTACGGTACAGCACCACAGGGGGGCTCACAAGCGGTTCTGTCCCGCTTTCTTATCTGTTCTTCTTAGGCTTCACAATCGCCACTCTGGTCAGCATGGTCTGGCGGACGCCTCCGAAGTCCTGGTGGCGCTTGACGGTCGCTCTTATCGCAAGGCTGGCGCCCTTATCCAGGTTCGCCACCTCCCCGCTCACGAACGCCGTTACGGTGAAGCGCTCGTCACCGCTCCCCTCAGGGGCCACCTCGAAGTGGAGCAGGGTCCAGGTGGCCCGCTCGACTGGCCCGTTCCAGGATCCGGTCCGGGAAGGTTCCTTCGGCTTTGTCGTTTTGGCCACAGTGACCTGGAGGGTGACTCGCTCGCCAACCGGGACTGGCAGGAAGGCGCCCTGTGGCCCCTCCGCCTGCCTCTTATCGAACTCGGCGAGCAGGCGCTCCATGAGCGCTACCTGCTTCTCGCTCGGACACCAGGGCTCCAAGATGATCCGGGCGACGATCCCCTTTGGATCCTCCAGGCACATCTTCAGCAGTCTCGTGAGCAGCGGCTGATTGTCCTTGTTCCACTGGGTGCGAGCAGCCTTGTGCTGCTTCATGGTCCTGCGGGGCTTGCTCAAGAGCGCCCCCCTTCGCTGTAGGAGTCTGCGAGGTTGGCCCAGTAGGCCACCGCACCGAGGTGCCAGTGCCAGTAGAGCGGAACGAGGCAGTTCATGGTGCGACCTCCGCCGATGTTGATGTAGTCGTCGGGGTGTTGGCAATTGATGTCGTGCTTGCGGGTGTGCGGGATCCAGTCCTCCTCACGGTGCATCTCGTCGCCGTCCTCGTCAGTGGTCGTGAATCCCCTGTCCTTCACCTCGGCGGCGGTCTGGGCGATGAGGCGGCAGAGGCGCCCCTCGTCCCACCCGGTCACCATCCCAACGGCGCTCACCCCCACATCGTCAATCACCACATCGTTGGTGAGCACGGCCAGTGCGAAGTCCAAACGGTTCATTCTGTTGGCCATGGTGGCCTCCTTCTTCTTCAAGGTTGTCTGCCTCATCAGGCCCACGGAAACACCCGTGGACGACGACCCTCCGGTGGGGTCGTTTCGGCTATGCGGACGAGCAGTACGGGTGGTCCGGGAAGTCAGCGATGCAGGCCTCGTAAACCCTGGTGCGCTGCTCCTCGGTCAGTTCGTCGTCGAACACCTCGGACAGGTTGGAGAGGTGCTCCTGGGCGTTCCAGAACGCCGCCCGCTGAGTGTGGTCCTGCTCCGTCCTCTTATTGGCGTTGGCGAGCATACGCTCCACCTTGGTCAACTGGCTTCGCAGGCGCAGTGGCAGCGTGCTCATGAGCGCCCCCTTGCCGACAAGTAAGACTCCTCTTTGATGGCTGCGTGGTGCAACTTGAGGTAGTCGGCGTTGAGGGTGGCCAGGGCCTGGAGGTAGGCCCTGCGACCCGGAGGCAGGTCACTGGCAGGCACAGGATGAATGGTATCGAGCAGGGCGTTCTGGAGCGCCAGGAAGGTGGCGTCACGAGCCTCGAACTGGCCCTCCGAACTGCACGGTCTGGTGGCGGCGGCGAGGGCGTCCAGGATACTCTGCTCCTGGCGCATGGTCTCCTCGTGAAGGGTGGTGAGGTGCAGAAGTCTCTGCAAGGTTGTCATCGGGCTGCTCATGAGCGCCCCCCTTCGCTGGTCAACTCGAAGCACCCGGTGTAGGAGAGGTAGTGCTCCTGGAGGTAGTGGGCGTTGATGGTAGCGAGACCGTGCAGACGCTTCCTGTGGTCACCGTTGCCCGTGTGCCAGTCGGGGTGGTCGAGACAACTGTCGAGGAGATCCAGCAGTTCGTTCTGGAGTTTCAGGAAGGTGGCGTCACGCTCAACGATCCTGCTCAGTGAGGCGTAGGCTCGGACGGCGGCGGGCAGAGCCTCCAGAATCACATCCTCCAGTTTCAGCGCCTGCTCCAGTTTCGTCCTCTCGTCGTCACTGTTCTCCAGCGACTCCTCCAGCAGGGCAATCAGACCCAGCGTCTGCTCTCGGTCCAGGTTGAGGACAGCATCGTCCAGGCCTGCCTCCACGGTCTCGGTGGTCCAGACTGCCACCCGTACTCCAGGCCCTGAGTGCCTCTTGGTGATACTGATTTTTCCGTCAGTGCTTCCGTACAACATTCTTGTCTCCTTCGGTTCGGAGGGCGGCGAAAGTGCCACCCTCAACATACCTCTAGTAGAAGGGCATGGATCTGTCCCGTCAACCTATGTGGACAAAGTTCTTACTGCTTTCTTTACTAAACACCTACAGAGGGGCAGGAGAGCGGTGGTACTGTGATAATAAATATTGGAGAATCTTCAGGGAGGCGGGCTTGCAGTAGTACAGTGCTCGCCGGGTCGGGACGGGAGCAGGGCCTCGGGGGCAGGCTGGCAGGTCAGCAGGCCAGGACCGGGTTGTGTCGTCTGGGCCTCCACCGTCTCCCGCCCGTGGGTCGCTGGTCGGTGCGCCGGATAAGAGGTCGGGGCGTGCTGGTCGGTGGCCTGGTCGGTGGTCAGGTCGGGCTGGTCGGGTGGCGCCGGGTCGGTGGGTCAGTGGTCGGATAAGAGTGACCTCGATCCCCACTCGATCCCCCCCCGTGCGTGCCGTGCGAGCGGGCGTGCGTGCGGGTGGATAAGAGGGGGCGGGGGCCGGATCCTGGGGGCTCGGAGGGGGCCGACCTCGACCCGTGCGGAGGGGGGGGCGGGCCCCCGGCGGGGCCGTTTCGACGGCAGGTATTATATCCCCTTTGCCGAAATCTGGGCGTGTGTTACTGGGTAGTGCTCTGAGGGGGTGGTAGTGGCCGAGGAGGGCTGTGGGCGATTGCCCCGCTGGCCGCGTTGTCACCCCCCTCGACCTTGAGGTTCGGAGAAGTTTGCGTCAGGTACTTATCCCGCGCTGGTAAATAAGGTATCTCGTGCAGGTGCTCTAGTATCCCTCGTCTAACTTTCTCGGCAGTTCTTATGCAGGCTTTGGAGGCACGAGCGAAGTCTTCCTTACAAACGCTTCTCTGGCGGACCTTGCCCAGTAAATAGGCAACTTCCTCTAGAGTGAGCAGGGAGGGATCGTACTGAACGCCTAAATAGGAGGGGGGAGGTTCTTTTCTTGGGATCTCTTCCCCTTTGGTCTAGATGGGCCATCAGTTCAGCCCGCTAGATTGGTAGATAGGAGCACTAATCAAAACCCCCCCTACCCCCCCTTCGATTTGAAGGAGGTTGTGCGTGTGGTAGGAACCTGACCTAGTAAGCCCGCTGGGCCTAGTTCCAATCGCACTGGTAGGGGGGAGAAGAAGAAAAGCCAGCCCACTGAGTTGGTGAGTAGTCGCTCTCGTCGTCGAAGACCCCAAACTTGACGACCAGCCATTGGACTCGACATTCAGGAGTCCGCTGGCTGAACGCTGGACAGCCTACTCCGGGCCTCTTATGGTGTCAATATGAAAAAGAAAGACCCTGAGTCCGTACCCAACATCCCTACTATAACCGCTGGCCGCTCTGACAAGGTGGGCCAATATCTTGTGCGTGAACTTCTCAAGGACCGAATGGAGAAGAACATAGAGAAGGGAATGACCTTCAAGGACGCGGCGGAGAGTGCTGGCATTCCGTATGAGGTGGCTATATCGAGGGCCACCACGGACCCGGAGTTCCAGCGTTGGCTGGCTGCTGCGCCGGACAAGGGCCAGGAGGAGATCAAGGGGGGGCTGAAGACTGGGCTCCAGATCAAGGGTGAGTTCATGAACAGGTTGGCCAAGGTGGGCCTGTTTGACAAGATTGCCCAGATGGCTGAGGACGCCGACCCCGCCACTCCCGAGGGCCAGCAAATGCTAGGCTTCTTCATGAGGTATGTGGTTAAGGACATCCTTCCGAAGGAGAGCGCTGCGAAGGTGGAGCAGACGACGAAGGTGGAGCATTCTGATATGACTGACGAGCAACTGCTCTTGCAACTGGAGGCGAGGCGAGCCAAGCGAATAGCGCTCCAGCAGCGTGCTCAGGAGATCGAACTCGGTGAAGGGGGGGAAGCAGTTGGCCATTAGCGACGACGAGCGTGACCGCCTCATGGGTGAACTGGCCCTGGAAGAGGAACTGGTAAGAAGGCTCGACGGCAACCCCCTTGCTCAGTTGAAGCCCAATCCTCGCCAGTGGGACTTTCTGAACTCAGCCACCCACGAGACCATGTTCAGCGGCCTCAATCAGGCTGGTAAGAGCACGGCCCTCTGCCTGAAGGCTGCCTACCACCTCACGGGGATCTACCCCAAGGAATACACGGGTCCAAGGTTTGACGGCCCGATCAACTCAGCCATTGGTGGTGAGACTGCCCAGTCCACCCGAGACCTCTTATGTGACCGTTTGCTGGGCACTTTAGGTGAGCGTGGCACGGGCTACATTCCGAGTGAGTGTGTGGACGAGGCGAAGATAACAAGGCTCACTGGCGGCATTCCCAACCAGATCGACTTCTTCCAGGTCAAGCACCACGATAAGAACGGGGCCTTTGACGGGTGGAGTAAGTGCTTTGTGTTCTCTTATTCGAGTGGCTGGCAGCGCCTTCAGGGCTACACGCTCCACTGGATAGGGTGTGACGAGGAACCGAAGTTCGACATTTACGACGAGTTCAGTGCGAGGCTCAACGCAACCAACGGCTACATGGACATGGCCCTGACTCCGCTCCAGGGCGAGACTGCCCTCTATCTGCTCTTTGAGGAGGATAAGAGTGGCGTGCGGGTCATGATTAACTACGACATCATGGACACCGACCACATGACAGACGACGACCGCACCCGTCTGATTGGTAAGTATGAGAACCACCCACTGGCTGAGGCCCGTCTCCATGGCCGTCCAGTAAGAGGGGAGGGGCTTGTCTACACCACCCCTGACCACATATTGGAGATAGAGGACTTCCTTATTCCGGAGCACTGGAAAGAGATCATTGGTCTGGACTTCCCCCACGGCACGGGCGTGTTTGCTGCGGTGAAGATGGTCTACAACCCTGACGACGATGTGCTCTATTTGGTGAGTGAGTACAAGGACGAGGGCAGGGAGAGCGTGGTCTATGCTGACCGGGTGCGCCTCATGGGGGGTGGCACTTGCCCGGTGGCTTGGCCCCACGACGGTGCCCGCACATTCACCGACGGCTCCACCATAGCGAAGAAGTATAAGGGGTACGGGCTTGCAATGTTGCCCGGTCCCGCTCATTTTGTTACGCTAGAGGGTAAGAAGACTTTCGCCATCATGAGTGCGGTTGAGGAGATGGTGGACCGAATGCAGACGGGCAGGTTCCGTGTGTTCAAGTCATCGTGCCATAAGTGGTTCCGGGAAAAGCGCCGCTACAAGCACGACGCTGGCAGGATTGCGTCAAAACAGGACGACCACCTCATAGACGCCATGCACAAGGCGATCATGATGTTGAGGGAGGCTAGGCCCTCCAATGAAACAAAAGAAATGATAGCCCCGCGAATGCCGGAGCATGACTTCTTCGGCGGATAAGAGGAGGCCCAGTGTCTAAGGATCTTGATGAACTGATTGACCGCCTGGAGTACATGAAGGGCTTGAGGTACAACGACG